GTGTTAATTTGTTTTCTAACTTATCTAATCGAGAATCAAGTTGCCTGTGAATCTCTTGAACTTCATGATCAATACGTCTTTCAGTGTTATCAATCCGTTGGTGTAAATCTCTTGTTTCGTTTTCAAGAGAACGTTCTGAATGTTGTGTTTTTGATTTTATGGAATTAATTATTTTAATTACAAAAAATGCAGCCACAACCTCAGCAATTACTAAGACTGTAACCATACCTAATACAAAATAAAATGTTGTCATAATTTTTTTAATTTAAATTGTTGAATGATATTAAAGAACTTTCCCTTATAATGCGATAATATAAAAAAAGAGCTTGGGGTTGCCAAGCTTATTTTAAATTTTCTAACAATATTTGTTTTACTTGCTTAATGTTATTATTTATGTCGTCTTCCCAAAATCTGAGTAGTTTGTATCCATTTTCTTGGGCCCATTCACTTTTAATTTGGTCTCGTAAAATATTTTTTTGTTGGGATATATATTCTGCTTTGGGGAATTTTGTAGGATTACAATGCCAAAAATCTCCATCGATTTCAATCAATAAATTGTATTCTGGAATGTAAAAATCATAAAAAGCTTTAATAGGTTTAATATAGAACAAATGTTGATATTTTATATCTAAAATATCTAGTATGAACTTAAATTTTTCTTCTAATTTTGAAGAATGAGTTTGATCAGTTATTATTATTCTTTGTATAGCACTATCACTCATTTTTTTACGAGTTTCTTCTGATTGTATTCTGCCTATGCCAAATCCTTCAGGCTTTGGTTTTGATATTCCTTTAGCCCCTTTTGATATTTTGTTTCCTAACTCCGGATCTTTTCTAGCTTCTTTTATAGCATCTTTTATATAATCATATTCTCCAGAAGCAAATCTTTGTTTACGAGCGTTTGAAATGGCTTTAACTCGTTTTTCTGATTTAGGATTTCCCCATATTTCTTCAAATGTTTTGTCTTTAAGTATTGTTTTTAAGTGTTTTTTATTATATGAGGGAAAATCAGCTAAAGTAGCATTATATTTCATTAATTCACCACACCCGCATTTGCAGGTGGGTTGGATGCCATTGTATTTAGTTTGAATCAAATATGTTTGTTTGTTAGACTTGTGTTCATGTAGAACATGTTTAGCAAACTTAATTTTATTGTCTGTTGTGTAATTGCAATAATAACATTTTTCCATAAAAAAATCCTCTCCGTTTATTATAAATATACGAAGAGGATTTGAAAATGCAAATGGATGATTGTAAAGTTCTTAAATTAAAACCACAACAATCAAATTGTACTGTCAAAAATTTAAAACACAATAATCAGGTTGGCAAGTTAGTGTGATATTAATAGCAGTATCAACTGTATCCCAACTGTAATCGCCAAAATTAGCAGTAGTAATCATAGCGCCTTTAATGATCCATTCAGATACAATATCACCTACAGGGCCTAATACATCAAATGTTAAATCTTTTTTATAGAAATCAGAATAGCCGTCTCTACCAGTTACAGATTCGTGATGTAAACGTACCCACTCCATTACTGCTTGTGCACCAGAAGGAGTGATAGGATCAAATAAAGTAAATGTGATAGGGCCCCAAGTAGTTTTACCTTTAACAAAACGTTGTACGTTAATGTGGTTTAAAGCTACTGAACCTTGGGTTAAATTCACATTACTTACACCTTTAATTTCATAAGCCGGAATACCATCAATGTACATGATGAATCGATTGGCCTGTTTTGGTTCAAAGGCTGTGAAAAATATTTCGTTTGGATCTAATACTGCCATGTTATATTATTTTATTATAAATATTATATTTTTAAAAATTTACGCAGGGAAAGTTGCGCCAGTTGGAGTAATGTTGAAGTCAAGGTAAATAAATTCAGCAGTTTTGGTTGGTTGAAGATAAATTTGACCTACCATCTGATTTCTATCTACTACATCTGGAGTATTGTTTGAATCGTCCATTACTACCTTGAATGCATATAATCCTTGGCGTTGTTGTACTGATTCGAGATATGGGTTTACTTGGCTTAAGAATGCATTTCTTGTTGCAATTGTATTTTGTTCAAATACTAAATTGTTTGCTACTTGAGAAATGTAAGACTTAAGGGCAATCAATAATCTACGAACGTTTACACGATCAAGAGCAGATGCTGCTGTTTGTAATGTTTTTTGTCCATATACTACAACACCTTGGCCGGGGAAGGTAGCAATTGGGTTAACTTTATTGCTATATAATGTATCTCTATCTGATTGAGATAATTTACGTTCTGCTCTAATTACTCCTGCCAATCCACCTCTGTTAATACCGGCTGGAGCAAACCAAGGCTCGGCAACATTGTCGTTAAAGGCGTACACACCACCAATTAAGGTAGAAGCGGGAACCCAAACAAATTGGCCAGTATCAGGATCAATTACTTGCAACCAAGGCCAATATGAAGCAGCGTATGATGTGTTTCTACTTAAAGCTTGAGTAGTAATTGTGGATACAGTTTGATTATATGGTACTAAATCAAGTACATAAATATTATCTCCTCTATTTTGTGTATTGGATATAATACTAGTTACTTGAGATGATTGTAATGAATTGAATAAGCCCGGAGTTAATAATACATTAAATCTATAATCGTCTTGGTTAGACAATAGATTAATCATATTACCATAGCTGGCACTTGGAATACCTTGTGATCTGTTACCATCTGTAATAGCACTATAGTATTGGCCATTAGTAGACACAGACCCAATAGCATTATTAAAAGAACCACTAGCATTAATAGGTATAGAACTAGTAAATTGAGCTTTTGCTATTCCGTTATTGTCAAAATAACTCGGGGTTGGGTTATTAACAGCACTTACATAAACATATCTTGAGTTATTTGGGTAAGAACCAGTTACATCTAAATAATAGCTAGTTCCGGATGAAGCAAAATTTAATGCTTGATCACCAATTACTCTAGATACAAAATTAGGAGCTAACGGGTCCATAGACAAATTAGTCCATGTTTCTAATACAATAGGAGTATTGGTATTATCGTTTCCTTGTCTAATTAATAGATCAAAAGTACCAGAAGATGTATTAGAGTTTACAATTTGCCATCTTACATTATCTGCAGAACCACTCAATAATGAACCAGATGCATCTAAACTAGAGCTACTGTTCATTATAATACCCTCAGAAATAGTTTTTAATACTAAAGCAGGTTGAGTAGTTGCTTGAGTACTACTACTAATAGCGGTACTAGTTGCTTCAGAAAAAGTACCACTTACTACTCTTGCTACCAATAATGTTTCACCACCATTGTTAAAATAGTTGTAAGCAGCGATTGAAGTAAAATATGTATAAACCTGTCCACCTGTTACAAATGTTGCTCCAAATTTATTTAAATAATCGGAATACGATGTAACGATAGTAGGTACTTCAACGGGTCCTTTAACTGTGGGGCCTATAATTGCGGCACCTACTGTTACAGGTTGTTGGGTAATAAACGATTGATCATTTTCTCTTGCTAAAACGCCCGGAGATATTAAAGTTTCTGCCATGTTTATATAGTTTTTTGTTGACTATAAATATGGCGGGGGTTTGTAAAAATTAATCCTTTGTACTAGAAGGAATAAATTCTCCTGTTTCTGGGTTTACAGAGCCAATTCCGTATTTGTTTGTGATTGTTTGGATAAATTCTTGTTCTTGTTTTTGAAGATCTGTTAAAAACTGTTCTGTTTTAGCTCTTCTTTGTTCTAGAGAGAATTTAGCAAGTTCAATTTGACCCAATTCTTCAATAACGGTTTGGCCGTTTTGTTGTAGTTCTCTTAGTGTAGCTAATTCTTCTTGTGTTAATTTTTGATTTTCCATAGATTTAATTGTTTGTTATAAATATTATATTTTTAAAAATTTATCAATAGATTCGATTACCTGTTCGGGCTTGATTGATTTTGTACATTCGAATTGACGAGGAGTATTTTTATGATCAGGACACCATTCCCAATCTCCTGCATCTAATTTATGTCTGTTAAAACACCCAGTACATACATTATGTTCTAAAGGATATATTCGTTCACAATCTTGAAATTCAGTGTATGGGTAACTAAAACCAGAAATTAAAATAGTAGGAGTATTTAAAGCCCAAGATATCCAACTTAACCCGCTTCCCATACCTATAAATAAAGCCGCATCACGAATATCAACCATCCTATCTTCTAAAGGTATATCAAATCCTGTTTTATTTATTACACCTGTCAATGTGCCTCCCAATTTTGAATCGTGCCATTCGTCCCCTAAAGGTTCAGCAGTTAACATAACAACTTTATATCCTTTATCGTTTAAATAATCTATCACTGTTTGCCATCCACCTGGATAGTTCCAATATTTAGCGTGTGCTGAAGCATGGGGAGCTATTACAACGTATTTGTCTTGAATATTAGTTTTTTGAGAAGAAACATTTACTAATGGTTTGACTTCTTTATATGGCAAATTTAGTATTTCTGCGGCTGTTTGTTGTAACGGAAAACGTTTAAAATCTATAGGTATTTTATTTGTATCTGCTTTGTTATTGTCATAGAACCATCCTATTTCAAACATAGCATATATATCAAATACTTCTGTTCCAGGATTAACAAATTCTAGTTGAGGATAAACAGATTTAAACCATTGGTTATGGAACGTAGAGCATGTAACTTTACAATTCCATTTTTTTCTAAATTCTTCTATATACGAAAACCAAGCTAAATGGTCTCCTATTGCTTTTGAGTCTATATGAATATAGACATGTTTTCCTGTAGGGTTGAATTTATATTCAAATATTTTTTTATTTGTAGATTCTATAAATACTTCAATTTTCCAATCAATACAATATTTTATACTAGTACGAGTCCACATATTATTAGTAATATTAGTTTCGTGTATAACTTTATTATTTTTTTGATTAGTAAATATTACTTTATACTTTTCGTTTATAGAACCTAATATTTCTAAAAAAGCACCATTGATAAAATTAACCTTAAAGGTATTTTGAGGTGGTTTATTTTTTATATTTAATATTTGAGTATT